CACTAGGACAGAACTTAGCACCGCCTTTGGTGAAACATTTAGCATCATATTGTGTTCCTTCAGTGTCAACATGATCATAACCTTTACCATCTTCAAATGTAAGATCAGGGAACCACTCTTCTAATTGTAGTTCTAGGAACCCAGATGCACGACGACCATCTGTAAACAACTTATCTACACGCTCTTGAGATAAAGTTCCAAAAGATGCAGGACACTCAAACTCATAAACTTTGTTAAGTTGCATGGGATTTGTTGATTATTTGCATAGTATTACATAAAAAAAGGAGGGTGTCAACCCTCCAAAACCAGTTTATCAAGTGTCACTGAAGATAGGGATAATGTTAGTCTTAGCGTGTTCTACTTTGTTTATGTGCTGTTCCCACAGAGCGGCGTCTTCCAAATTGTAAAAGATTGCTTCTTGGCGGGCAGTGCCCTTTTTCTTGTTCTTCATCCACACAACTGCGTATTTCATGCCAATAAGTAGGGTAAACAATAATGGTGCAATAATGACGACCCCACCGTGAGTTTGCTGACTCAGGAAGTGGAATGTCTTTGTATACTATACTAATATAGTATTCGCTGATAAAAGAAATGTAACCTGTCATATTATGATATTTGACAGGTTGTAGAAGTTCAAACTTCTGAATCTGAGGTTGATTCTGTGACATCATCACCAATTTTCTTTCGCAAGTCTAAGATCTGCGCTTGCAGTAGTGCCATGTTTTCGTCATGAATCTTCATTACATCAAGGATACGATTACATACCTCTTTTGTTTTAATAATTTCTGCTGCTAGTGTATCGTCTGCCATATTAGTAACGTGATGGGATAGTGGGCATGTTGTTTAGTTCTTTTGAAACATCAACTTGGTCAATGTCATCTTCTAAACCACAATTAGGGCGGTGTCCTGTAATCAATTGTAGCACACCTTCTGCTCTTGATTGACCTGTATTGTGAAAAGTCATAATATCAGAAACACAATCTTTTAAATCATGGTAAAATTCTAAAATACTTACATTGTTGTCATTAATATAATCATCTACAGCATCCTGTAAACGATTTTTACGTTGTTCTGCATAACTTTTATTTGAAACAGTGGGAAAAGTCATAATCAATACTCAGTAGCGGCAATACCTTTGACAAAAATAGCATCAACAACACGTTGTAGACGCTGTGCAGTTTGCTTACCATAGTTGGTAAACACGGGAACAGTCACAAAACCAGTTTTTTTACGATAAAACTCAAAACAACCAGGAGTGATCTTACCCGATTGTATATCAGCAGCATCCTGTTTGTCAAGTCGAATAACACGACCGATAGTCTGTGCCATCTCAATAACAGGAAGATTGCGAAGCAAGATAGTATGAGTCAGACCAGGAACATTGATACCTTCAGACAAGATGCTGTAGTGAAACAAGATAAACTTGCGTGAAGGATCTTTGCCCCACTCAGTAAGAGTGTTGAAAAACTCTTCACGACCAACTTTAGTTTTGTTGACATAAGCACCATGTTTGCTGGTAATATGCAGAACATCATAACCACGCTCAGCAAATTCATGCATTACACTTGTTCCCGCAAGTAATGCCCACAGAACGCGAGTATTAGGAGCAGCAACTAAGATTTTTTGTGCAGCATCATTATCAAGTTTGTTGATGATGTCAACCAGCACCTCACGGTCATTTTCAGCAGCAGCAAGATTTTTGTTGCGCTCAATGTCAACCTGATGAGGTTGAATTGTGGGAGGAATGATGCTACCGTTGTTAATGAGTTCAGGAGCAGGCACACTAATCAACTCAGAACCATACACATCAGTATTGTTCATGCTGATAACACCACCACGATACTTAGGTGTGGCAGTAAAATAATATGCTTGCTTGGCAGTCAATGAAGCAGCAGCAACTTCTTTAAAGAAATCACGGCGAACAGAATTGTGTGCTTCATCATAATAGATGGTGTCAACATCAATACCTGCTTCATTGATACGACGCAATGAGTTGTAAGTAGTGAAGATAAGTTGATGAATACCAGCAGTATTGCAAACAGCATCATGACAACGAATTTTGTCAATCTTGGTAGTGCTGGTGCAATCAACCTCACCACTGTGAACGTGAATGGTTGCAGCGTCCACAGTGCCGTTGAGAGCAGACCAAAACTCTTCATAGAGTTGGACTGCCAGAAGGATGCGAGGAGCAACGATCACAACGGTCTGTGCAGTCTCAGCAGCGATAAGACGACGCTTTACGTCCTCAATCATTACAAGAGTCTTGCCACCGCCTGTAGGGATAGTGACACGACCGATGCTAGCAGTCAGCAAAGCGTCGAGAGCACGTTGCTGGTGTGGGCGAAGGGTCAGGGTCATACAGTGCGTCGTTGATGACCATAGTATAAAGCATAAAAAAAGGGGTGCTCGACCCCTTGTGACACTTATTAATCGTCCACCGCATCAACCGATTCAATGTCGCAGACTGGCACCTCATGCTCACCACCAACCAGATACCAATGCATCATTTTACCATGATACTCTGGATGCCCAACATAGTTATCAGGATATATTCTTTCACCACAATATAGCAACTCACTTTCTGGGATGCTATGTTCTCTAAGCATTGCTTGTAATTGTAAGTGCAATAACTCTGCTTTTGCTGGAACGTTCATCAGATCTCCGTTTATCATAGTAAATGTTAGTACTGCGCTACCCTAGCACAGATCTCAACCAACTGCAAGTTGATCGCTGTTCATATTAGTCCACCTAATATCACCAGCAGTATCATACACAGTAACTTCAATGAATTTTGAGTCATCACCATAATCAGTGATCATCTGAGCTCTGGTAGGAAATGACCACTCAGCATATCTAATTGCTTTGTGGTAAGAGTCAAATTCAAAAAAGCAGTCATCATCATACTTCAATGCTTCAACGAAAGCAATCTCAATTTTGCCAGCATAGAATGCTGCAACTTCAGGATCTTTCTTTGATTCAAAATATAAAATTGCTTTTTCGTTACTTGAACAATAGTAACTAATAATTTCTGAAATACGTCTGTTAATCATTGGTTATGCCAGGTTAGAATACTCTTTCTTTAGGTTGAAAATTGGTTGCTGAAGCAATTCTTTCATTACCTCAATATTATCAGTGTTTGAGAAATATGCTCTTGTTAGATCAGCAAGAACTTCACGAATTACTTTATTTGTAATAAATGATTCAATCCAAAATGCACATACTCTACGCCTACCAGATGTAACTGGTTTCACTTCATGGTAATAACTACTGGGATAAACAATAGCACTACCTGCTTCTAATTTATAATCAATAGTAGTAGAAGCAGAGTTACCAAGTCTAATAGAAAGTTCTCCACCTTCATATGTTGATGGATCACTCAAGAACAAAGTGCAACTAAGATCAGTCTTGATATTACCATCCATGAAAATATCATCTAGATGATGTCTATAGAACATACCCTCAGTATAATCAGAAAATAAAGGTGAATTAATTCTACGAAGAGAAGTAACTTCCCTCAATTCAAAACTATTGGTAATTGCCTCTTCAATGATTTTCACACATTGTTTATATTCTGGAGACTCTTTATCTAATTGTAAATTGTTCTTCAGATTAGGATCATCTACATATTGGGAGAACTTACCACTTTTATATTTTCCAGAATTGCACAGTTTATTGATCGCATTCAATTGATCATCAGAAAGAATTTTAAGAGTATAAAACATTGTTATTCAGACTCACCGCTAACGACTTTAATTTCAAGGGTTGGATCGATTTTACTCAACATCCAATTAATTCTAGTTTCAAGATCCTGCAAGTTATCAGCCGAAGCTTCAAGTGCCTCAAATTCTTCAGGATCAATTCCAACACTAGTTCCATGCAATCCAAGAGTCCATGCAAACTTAAGAAGTTTTGCCTTAAGTCTAACAGCAACTTCTGGATTGAATTGATTATCGGTTGAAAGATATTCAACATCTTGCTCTGGATACCTCTCAAGATACTCTTCAGGAGAAATTGGAAAAGTAGTTAAGATATACTTTTCTTCTAACCAAGATGGTTGCTGAGGAAGATCTCTAAGATACTGTCGATATGTAATATACAATTGCTTCAGACTCTCATCAACCGTGACATCTGGCATCATGATCCAATCTGTTTTGATTAGAATTTTATTTCTAATCTTCAGAATTGCTTGTTTAAACAATGAAAGATCATTCATAACAAGATTTCTGATCTCTTTTTTAGTATCTTCAAGATACTTAATATGAAGCATTTCATACACGGTTGCGAACTTTTGCTTCAAGTAAGCAACCTGATCATCTGTTAAATCATCAACCTTGTAATATCTATTGATTGTCCTTTTCAATTGCCAATCATATAGAACCTTACGCCTCTCCAATAGATGAGTGCCGTCATCATAATAGGTGAAATTGGTAATTTCATCATTATCATTCCATAACTCATTATCAATCTCATCTTTGGTTTGCTGAATCAAAGATTCTGGGACTGCATATGTAGTTGGTTGCTTATGACTTCCAGAATAAATCTGTCTATCCTGTAAGAGAAATTGAATTACTGCTTGTTTTGATGAAGCCATTTTAGTTATTTTAGAAATTTGGCATGTTAACATACCAGCCTGTCAAGATATATTTATTATGACTATAGACTGGATTGCCTCTATGGACATGAGTAAATGTTGCTGGCCAGATAATAACGTCTCCTCGTTTTGGTTGAACACGTCTTTTTTGATACAGAAACTCTGTTTCTGCTTCACCAACAGGCATATCATTTAGATACATTGACCAGACTAAGACACGTTGTCCAACCCTATATGTAGAATTTTCACAATGCCACTGATGATAACCACCACCGATAGGTGTTCTTTGTAATTTATTATCAGTAGAGATTAAACTAAATTGTTTCAAACATCCATGATTATTGATATAATCCAAAAAACACGCTTGAAGATATTGTGTAAAAACCTTTGATAGTTCTGGATTGTGATAATTCAAAAATATAGATTCGTCCTTTCTCCCCAGTTCCTTTTCAGGAAACTGATTAAGTCCTGCATGAATTGCTTCAGGACAATGATAAGAAGAATCTTCGTCTAGAACCCTATCAATATATTCAATTGCTTTATCACATACAACTTTTGGAACAAAGTTTTCCCAATGACCAATAAAGTTTTCAAATTTTCCATTCATCAATTCCGATGGTTTAATCGGAACCACATCATCTTGCTGATTCATTAATTACCACTCCGAATAATTATATTATATCATATTTAGAGATTTTGCTGAGCGTTATATGCTTTGATCATATATTTGACTCTAGTATATGTAGATGCAAATGTTACGCCTTCTGCTGCTTCTAAGTATACATTCAACGCCTGATCAAATTTTCTTCTAGAAATTGTTGACATCTGAATTTTTGCAACATTTGCAGTAACACCCATATCATTTAAAACATCAATAGTCTTAGTTAACCTATTACCAACGTTGGCAGAATCAACTGTGATAGATTGTGAATGTGGTCCACCACCAGCAACGTCAACCGTGTTCACATATCCTGTAACTCCTTCAGAATTATCATTACCATATCTACCAGTAGAAAGAACAGTTCCCAAGGAAATTGAGTGAGAGTGCGATCTTAAATATCTACCAGTTCTATTATATGGTTGAGCACTTCCGAAGTTTTCAGCATGAACAGCATTTCTACCTTCATTATCCAAAAAAGCACCAGGCAATGAAGTAAACAATGGAAGTCCGCCAGCAACTTCGGCAGTAGAAATATAATGGAAGTGACTAGGAACACCAAATAGTGTTGTTTCACCTGTTCCATTTCCCGTTTGTCCTACATTAAATTCAATAGTTCCTTGGAAAGTAGGATCAACAAATGTTTCAATTTCTTCCCACCCTTCGGTAGAAAATCTCCCTACAGTAAATGTATCATCTGCATCACCACCAAATGTATTTCCAGACCCATCACTTTCTGTTCCAGATCTATCAATAGTATTCAAAAATCCAACTCTAACAATACCATATGCATCAGAAAGATCGCTCGCGGAACCAACCACCGCTACCGTCTCTGCTCTAAGTTCATCAGGACTACTAGAAGTCATATTAAATTCAATATCAATATTATTTGATCTCATGTTTGCAGGGATATCAACAACAGTATCTTGCCAAGCAGAATATGCTATATCCCAATCTGTTCCATCTAAAGGACTATCACCTCTGGAAGGAATAATAATCTGAAATGAAGAATATGAGCTACCATCTCGAAATCTTACTCGAAGACTCTCACCAGCATCATTTGGTCTTTCTCCACCGTTTGCATCATTACCAGCAATAGCAGTAACAAAAAGTTTATTGTAATCTCTTAGATCAACATTTTCTAAACGATATGTTCTGCTGCTAGATTTTGTTGTATTAAGAGAATGCATTCTTATATATTTATTAACACTTCCAATATCCGAAAAAAGTGGTTTTTCAAAAAATCCATATTCTCCAATTCCTGTTCCAAAGTTTCCTAATGAGCAATTGACAAAAGTATCTCTACTTGTGCAGAAGGATTCGGTTACATAATACCACACCTTTTCACCTGTTGGTGTTCCAATACGATTGGGTGGAGTAATTACTTCAGATACTTCAGACCCAACTGGCAAAAATCTAGATGCTTTTGCTTCATAGTCACCACCAACTGAACCAGGAAGGAAAGGACTTCCACCTTCATTTCCAGCTGGTTCAAGATATGGTGTTACAATTCCACTAGATCCTAAGTTACCATCAGATCTACCAGTTCCCATCAATCGTTTTCCACGATAATCTGGCAGTTTAAAAGTTCCACTGAATACTCCATTACTTGACTCTGAACCATTTCCACCATATTCATTTCCAATGACTCTCCATAATTCTGGATAATCTGCAGCATTTAAAGTTCTGCCATCACATGGTAACCACCCTGGATAAAAGTGATTTGAAAGAGATCCAGCATTATAAGTGGTAGATCCATTCTTGTTTAACCACCGTGCAGATTCCTGATTAATATTTCCAGATCCTGTATAATGTTTTGATTTAGGAATTGCACAGACAGTGCCAATAGATGCACCACCCGTTTTAGTTCTTACTGCACTATATTTTACTGCTGCCATGGTTAAAACTTAATTAGATATTCTACTAAAATGTATTTGTGTTGTAAGTCATCCATCTTGACTGTATTATCTGCCCTCATGCTAACAGTAGTAGTCAAAAACGCAGAATCTAATGCAAACGCTGGTAAGAAAAACTCAGTATCTCTATCCAACGCACCAGAATCTAAATTGTGGACATGGTTTGTTCCTTCCGCAGTTCCTGTCGGTTCAACTGCAACTGCTCTTGGAGTAGGATTACCACCCTGTGCAGGTGTTGTTCCACCAGCTGACGTAACAGCAGGTCCAAGAGGTGCTCTACCACCAATAATTACTGTCGTAGTACTGAAGTGAGCATGTGGTAGAAAACCCGTGCCATCAACACTGACTTCAGGAACAATTGTTGATAAAGTGCTAACAAAATTCATAGACGAAGGCATAGGAACAGGATAATTACCAACTTGAAAATTACCTTCATAAAAAATTTGAACGTTTTCTCCTTGATTTAGAGATAACTCGACAACTGCTCCAGAAGTTGCAGTTGGAACATTGGCAGATTCAACATACAAATTATTATGTCCGCCAGAAAAAGTAGCAGCATTAATATATTTTGATCCTAAATCAGGAACTTGAAATTGTCCTAAAGTAAGATCTGCATTGGGTTCTTCTAGTTCAACATGAGGTTTTCTGTAAGTAGAGTTGGCACCCATACCAAACATTTCAGCTAGAACTGGATAATCTCTCCCTCTATAGATACCACCATTTGCTTTTAAAAATCCTGCAGGAACAGATTCTTTAAAAGCAAGAGATCCTGGATTAGAACCAGGAAGATACTTTGGAAATGGAACAACGCATCCAGCAAAAACACCATATTTAGATCTTTCTGTCCCGTAGTATACGTGTGCCATATCTTAAAATGCCCTGATAATATATATCATGTTGCAAGATGGTCCTTCCATCGTATTGAAGAAAACAGTAGCAACATCTTGGGTAATATCATTAATTGGTGTAACATCACCAATCATAACATTATTCATAAAAATAGTATTTGGTGCTCGCATCGATCCTTGTCTAATTTCATAAATCATATCTTGGTGTTTATGAGAAACACCAGATCCAACGAATGTAGTTCCGTCTCTGTTTAAAGTTACAGGATATCCGAAAATATTTCCAGCAGCAGTTCCACTATTACTATCTGGAATGCTATTTCCATTATTAGTGAATCCCTTAGTATATCCTTTCAAAGATCTATCAGCTTCCATGCAACCGTTTGCATCATTGATAGTATCTTCAATGAATGTTTTCCCCTGGAATGTAAAATTATCTTGTGTAGCATTATATCCATAATTATTTACATCCCAAGATTGTCCACGAGTTCTGGGAAGTAATTGTCCTGTCGCATGATAATTTTTAGGAAATCCACCACTGTGGAATTTTGGTTTGATTCCCCAATAATCACCAGTTCCAGTATTACCACGAACATTTCCATCTACTCTAGCAAAAACATTTCCATTATCATTATCCATCGATGAGTTTCCATTAGACTCACAAGGATAACCACTGACTTCAACATCAGTATATTCAGGTTCTGTTCCAGAGAGGTTTCTAACAGCATAACTGTCAGAATCACCAGCAATAGTGGAAGTTTGACCACCATGACCATGAGCAGCAAAATGGTGATCACCCAACATTCTGCTCACAAATCCAATTGTATCACTATAAAATGGTGGGTTCATTGTCATTTCAGTGACAATAGCATTCAATCTAGTGTTGACTCTATCAGGAACGATGTTCACTGTCAAATCCATATTAGATTCTAGATTAACAGTAGAAGTATCATTAGACTCACCATTAGCATTATCAATATATTGTGTATATGAAGATGTCATAACACCAGCACCACTTATATTTGGGTGTGGTTGTAAATTAGCATAATTTGTATGAATATCAGCAACTGCCCCACGAAGTCTTGGCACTTTGAATGTTGGACCAGATGGATCACCACCATATTCAGTTCCTATGACAGCATAGAGATCAAAATAACCAGTATCTCCTCCATTATAAGTTCTACCGTCGCATATTAACCACCCATAAGGAACATCACCAGGACTACCAGCAAATGCCATGATAGTCCCGATTGCACATCCCTCATTCGCTCTTACATTACTATAACCTACGACTCCCATTTAATTATACCTCCATTAAATGCCAACCACTGTTGGATAGAATTAGTCCAAATGCTGCGTTTGGTGTAGTAACTTGAAGTTCACCACCAGTATGTCCACCAGTTCCTCCAGTTTGTCCTTGGATTGCACCGTTAGATCTGATAATCAACTTAGTGTTATAATCCAAACCACCACTAGTATCTATAAAGCGAATCATATCTCCTGGTTGAGCACTAGATGGTAGAGTGACAGTAGCAGCACCAGTAATAAAGTAATTAACGTTAGGAATAGCAGTAAATGTTCCTGCTCTTGTATCCCATCTACGACCACCAGATGCAGTGAAGTATCCAGTAATGATGTTACCAGAACCACCGTTATCACGGAAAGCATCAATAGAACCATCAGTATTTACTTTGAATCTAGAAGATCCATTGTCTTTTACTTCAAGGAATCCATTGATTGTAGTGTCACCACCAATTGTAGTGTCACCACTAGTTGCAGTAACTGAGAATACAGTAGTAGCACCAGAAGAAGTTCCGTTTCTAACAGTTAGATTTGAATTAAATCTTGAAGTTCCATCAACCTCAAGGTTATTTCTAATAGTAGTTGTTCCAGAGGTATTACCAATGTTAACTGTTTCTGTGCCTGTAAAGATATTTGCTGTGCTTACAGCACTTTGAGTGAATAGATCGAACGTTCCAGTAGTTGTGGTAGTAACGTCGCCACCATTGACTGCAAGATCTCCATCGATCTGAGTGTTTCCATCTACTTGTAAATCACCGCTGATATCAGCATCATCACCAACAAATAGATCACCACCAATACGGAGATCCGTGTTAATTGATGCGCCACCATCAACAACTAGTGCTCCACTTCCAAGACTTGCAGAGTTAGCATTAGACTCAATTCTAAGAGTTCCATTATTACCATCACCAATAGTAGTATTACCTGTGAGTGAATTGACTTCAAATACTGTTACTGCTTGAGCACCAGTTCTATTTTCAATAGCAAAGTCATCGCCAACTAGTAGTTCAGCATCAATATCAGTGTCTCCAGCAATATCAACACCAGCAGAAACTACCAAGTTGTGGTTAACAGTTGTTGTTCCGTTACTTGAACCAATGTTAATTGCACTTGCATTACCAGCAAAGTTAACTGTTGCTGGAGTTGCATTTAGTAGAGCAAAAGTCGATTCATCTGTTGTAAGAGCGTTTCCATTAACTGCTAATGTTCCATCAACGACCGTAGAACCGCCAATATTTGCACTACCAGTAACAGTTAGGGAACCACCAACTAATGTGTTACCAGTTGCAGAAGCAACAGTAAACTTACCATTATTAATATTAATATTACCAAGAGATGCTAGGTTACCAGTTGTTCCGTTGATAGTGAAAATACTAGTGTTAATATCGAAGTCACCACCAACAGATAGTGCTCCAGTTACAGTATCACCAGTAGATGCTTCTACTTCAAATTCACCATTGTTAATGCTAAGATCGCCATTTAGTAAGAGTTTCTTAGCAATTGTAGCACCACCAACAACAACAAAAGAAGCATTACCTGGAGCTGTTGCTTCTAAGTTTGACTCAACGGTCAATCTTCCAGCACCACTGTTTACTCTACCAACTGTTGTATTACCAGTGGTTTGATCAACAGAGAATGTTCTTAAGTTAGGTGTGCTAGTGTTATCTTCGATAAAGAAGTTACCATATACAGTTAGATTTCCATCGATGGTAGAAGCTGCTCCAGCATTAATTCCACCATCTAGTTCTAACTCACCATTAACATCCAAATCAGTTCTAATTGTTGTGGTAGCACCAGCATCAGCAGAACCAATTGTTAAAATTGTTGCACTGGTGAATGCATTAATAGTTGTAGGATCATTTAAGACATTGAATACTGGTGCAGAAGAAGTAAGATCCGCACCTGTGATTTCAACATCACCAGTGATAGTAGCATTTCCACCAACAGTTAAGTTAGTTCCAACTGATGCAGAAGTTGTGACAGTAAGAGAACCACTGCCAGAACTACCAATAACAGTGTTACCAGTCTGAGCATCAACGAAGAATTCAGTAGAACCATCTGG